AGTTCTATGAGAAGAATGAACTTGAACATTGTTGTGCTTTAGAAAGTCTGATAGGTGGCAATTACCATAATGAAGAACAAAAAAAATGGTTAGATAGGTTTACTGATACCTACGATAGAGTAGAGCAAAGAAACATCAATCGTAATTTAAAGCAGAAATAATGACTGAACAAGTAACTAAAAAAATACAACTTGATATGGAAGCAGTTGAAGAATTCTTTGATGAATACGATCATTCTGGTTCTATCGGGTGGCTACAAGAAATCCTTAATGGCAATATCAAAATAGAGACAATGCGAAAAGCAGTAATCTCTCATTCAGTTGGCAACAAAGAAGAATGCCAAAAGTTTGTGGATGATATGTTTGTAACTAAATGGTGGGAAGAAGAATGAAAACCTACGAAGTCTACCAATACGTCAAAGAGTGGGGGGATTACTCCCCCGTTCCGACTATCAGAACTCAATCTTGGAGAGCAACGGGAGATAAGATCTTTCGGCTCAAAGACTTGGGATATGAATGTAAATTAATAATTAAAGAGTCCGAATGAATCAAAGAATATATCACCTAGAGAGGATACTTCATCAAGAGAGCCACCTAATGAGTGAATCTAATGTTAAAAAGGCCAAAAAAGAACTCAATAAATTAAGGAGACAAACTAATGGCTAGACCTAAGAAACAAACAGTTACTTTATCTGACGGAACGATAATCAAATATACGATTACGAGCAAAGGCAGACAGGTATTTATCCCGAAAGAACATTCAGATAGAGCCGACCAACTTTATCTTGAAGCTGACCAATTAATCAATAAGCAGGAGTCCGACAATGAGTAAAACTTATATATTAGATATTACAGGTATATGTGTTGAAGAAGATGAAATTGAAAATACTACAATACATATTTGTAGAAATGGCGAATGGTGTGAAATACCTTTTGATCAAGATGATATTGTTCAAGTAAAGGAGTCCGACAATGAACGATAATATAAACCCGACCTATTACCGCAAAGGTATAGAAACGACTGATTATATTGTTTCTCATTCTATGAACTACCTAGAAGGCAATATCATCAAGTACGTAACCCGATACAAGGACAAAGGTGGCCTTGAAGATCTAAGGAAAGCTGAGTGGTATCTAACCCGACTAATTAAACAAACGGAGAATAACAATGAATCTTAAACATTTAGACAAAGTATGGAGAGAGAACTGCCCCGAAGAATCTAATGGATTGGTGAGCAGACGTAAAAAGGGCAACAGGTGGAACAAGATAGTTGAATCCGCTAAAGCCAGGAATAAACTCAAGGAGAAAAGCTAATGAGATATATAACAGGTATGAAAGTAAAGCTAGAAGATGAACTATTTACAGTTTCAGAAAGTTGTTCTAGTTGTAATAAAGGTTGGGAAGTTATGCAGAAAGAAAACGATTTAGATATGTTACAAATTTGTACTGAATGTGACGGGTTAGTAAATGGAAGTGATACATATTATTACCAAGAGGATTTAGGTTACAAAATATTGAAGGAGAAAAGCTAATGATTGAAATTATTGATTTACAAGGTAGTGATTGGACAGGTTGGACTTTCAAAAGTAAAAAAGAATTAAAGAATTTTTTACAAGAAGAAAGTTGTAATGTTAGTGAATATTCTGAGGAAGAATATTATAAAGAAAATGCTGATGTTAGTTTAGATGAATATTGTGAAATGTATCAAATCAAATATGTGGAGAAAAGCTAATGGAATATACGTCATTTATTACCGACAAAGAGAAGATGAGAGACTTCAAGATATTAACTAAACAGGAGTTTCTAAAGTCTTATTCTTATCTTACTGAAGCTGAATATGAGCTAACTGTTAAGGAGAAAAGCTAATGAAATACATACAAAGAAAAGATTCTTACGGAAACTTTGAGACAGTTGATGAATTTGAGTCTCGTAAAGAAGCTATAAAAATGCTCAAAGAGTATCGGTTGTCTGATCAAAGTGGATATTTCTATATAAGTCAGAAACCTTGCAGAGATTGGTAAGGTAGCTATAACAATATAACCTAATGACTCCCGACTACTTACTCTCTAAGGCCTTAGTCTTTGACTTATCTTCGATAGTGATTCCCGATTTAGACCCGAGCAAGTCCTGGAGTCTTCTCTCTACTTCACCCCGACTCATCTGATCTATCTTCCCGTGCAATACTTCCCGACGATCAACGATAAGTCCCCCGACCTTGAGCAAGAGTCCTTGAGCTTGAATTGCTGCGTTAAATGCACCCCGACTCCAGGCATCATCCCGAAGCTTATATAGATCTTCTACTGCGCGCTCATGTGTCAGTTCAAACTTCTGTTTAGCTTCCGACATCAATCTTTCATACTCCCGACGAACGTGAGCATACCGACTGTCTTCATTCTTCCGCATCAGTCTCCCGACAACTATAGGATTCTTATACCCTGCTTTCTTTGCCGCTTCTGCAAACGTCAATTGTGGATCGTTGACTGCGTTCCAGACTAACAAGCGTTGTCTCTTGGTCAGTTGTTTCTCGTCGTGGTTAAGATACTCTATTGGCATATCTTCCGTATCCTCTAACGTATGCTCAACGGTGATAGTCTTTCTTATGTTCGTGTCTCTAGGCATATTACTCTTGCTCCTGGAAATGCTTCCGCTAGTTTAACAATAAATTCACTTTCTAATAATTCTATAAATTCTTGATCTAATTCTTTCCTAATGTTTGCTTTTAGTTTTGTCATATTATATGTGTTTTGTCAGAGTTTTGTCACACCTGACCTGACAAAACTAATTTTTCTAACAAATCCTATAAGATAAAGGTTTTCTAAGATACTTTTATATATATATTCTTTAATATACCCCCTTTTGTCATACATTCTCTTACACCCCCCTATAATTTTCTACTCTTTGTATACATGTTTTTACAGAATAGCCCATACCCTGACAAAACTGACAGAACTCGTAAACGCACTCCTGTAAGGGTTTCAAGCCAATAGTTTTGTCATTCATCATCATCCTTTTTGACAAAACCCGTATTATCAGGCTCAAAATACTCATTTCGCTCTATATCTAAGCCAAAGCTTTCCGATAGCAAACGACTGATCGAATCAAGGCCCTCTTCGTTCCGTACAGCGTAATTGAGTACCTCGCATATACCGTAGGCTAAGATCATCTCAGCGACCATATTCGGTTTAGCTCCTCTGCTTACAAAGTTGTCGAATAACGCATCCAGGCGTTCTTTTCCTTCGATATGACTCGGATTGCGTTTGTATTTATTGAGATCTACTATTTTTAAGTGTGACATACCAATAGTATAGCTGATTTTAGAATTCAAACCCTTGTTGACCTTTAGTTTTTGCTAACTCTCCACCTTCTTCAAGTGTCTTCATATTCTGCAATATGTGTGCAACGACTTCGATTGTCCACCCATTTCCGAGCATCTTATATCTCTGCGTATTGCTGACCGAGGCCGTATAATTGTCTGGAACGGTTTGTAATCTTTCACATTCTATCGGAGTCAGTTTGCGCCAATACACGTCAGAACTTTCGTCTTTAGGATGTTCGTAGCGCATATAGTTGTAAGAACCCGCAGTTAAAGCGTTGCACTTATATTTCATACTACGACCCCTTCTGGTCTTAGAATCAAAGTGAGTTATATCAAAACAATCTCCGTCTTCTATAACCGTAAACCCTTTATTCGTAGCTTCTTTAATAATCAATTGTTTCTTTTCTTCATCTACTACAATTCTTTCACCCGTATCTTCTTCAGGTAAAGGTAATTCATTTGTACCCACGTTTGTTCTGGATGCAAACTCTCTAGTCAAAGCGTGTGACTTGCCGTCAACGTGGAACACTCGATCTTGCATATAAGGTTGTTTGCCAGATGCTTTCTTACTTGGATTAATTTGATTAGGTTTATCTGTATCTGGCAACTTCTGTAAGCTGATTAAGTGATCGTTGTTCAGTCCAGGTGTAACCGGACCCACCTTGCCGTCTTCTCTAGGTACTAATTCCTTTGCGCGAAAGGGTGTATGATCTTTACCCGTCTTTTGTTTGCTCTCTCTACGTAAGCGTTTCGCTTCTTCTGTCCTGACTTCTCTGTAAGATTGTACGAAGACTTTCGGTTCTCTGTTGCCACCACCATTCGTAGTCAGCGTAGGTGCTTTACCGTCAGGCGAGTAGACTCTTTTTAATATATCGTGACCGTTAATATCTGAAGCCGTACCTATTTGTTTAGGTGTGTTATGTGTTTCTATGTACTGTTCCGTATTGCCAGCCGTTAAGGTAGGTGCTTTACCTTTGTCGCTATAAACCCTTTGTTTTGTTTCATATACTCCGTCCCTATATTCAAACTCCATTATCGGCTTGTCAAAGACCTCTGTATGTATGCCCAGAACTTCTTTTAACTTTAACCAAACGTCATCTCCAGGTATTGCAAAACTACTGTCGGTTCTGAACCAATGTTCAACTTTAGTAATAGGTTGATTAGTTTCTTCTGCTAT